ATCGTTCCAATAGATACGTCTATAGTAACCAGCATCGCCGCTTTCGCCTATACCAATCCCACCAGACTTAACATTAACTGAACCTCCGAAAGTTAAGGTTGTTCCTAGTTGTACCGTATTACCACTAGCATCTACAACCAACATATGATTGTTACCACCACTGGCAACACGGAAGTCTAATAATCCTCGATTTTGGTTAAAAACAAATCCATTGGTACCTTCTAACCTAACAAATTCTGTAAGCGTACCATCGTGCATGACCTTAAAAGTTAATTTACCATCCTCTGTGCCATCCGAAACATCTGTGACCGTAGATTCTATGGTCGCATAATTTGTCATCTCCAAATTAGTATTATCATTACGGAAACGAATAAGTCCCATAAGATCACCGTCTGAGGGGATATTTCCTGCATCTCTAGTTAAGTCTAAAAATGGACCTTCATTTGCATCTGTGTCAGTACAAACAAGAACAAGGTTTACTGCGTTACCTGTGGTTTCTACATTTAACGCACCACCGTGATCTGTAGATGTATTTATACAAACATGGCTACCTCCTGCATCCATAAAAATAGCATTATCGTTAGCATCACTCCGCACACGAAAATCCATGTTTAATCCACTGGGATTAAAATCAGCAGAACCCTCTGCCATAGTCAAAAGCGTTTTAGTTGTAGAGCCAGCCGAAGTGGTTGCTTCAAATTTAAGAGTTCCTAAAGTAGAATCATTAGTACCATAAAGTCTAATTTGAGATGTAGCGGAATCGTCTTGACCAAGAACCATTGCTGCAAAGCCAGGATGTGCAACATTTGGTCCTTTTATTTTTACAGCAGCATTAAACATAGCTTCACCACCGTTACTCATATCAAGTCTAAGAGCATCTACTCCTGCACCACCATCAATCCCTTGAAAAATTAAATCTTGATTATTAGTAGGCATTAATATGTAAGCATTACTGCTACTTTCATATATATTTAAAAATGCAGTACCAGAATCTTTAAAATAAAAGTCACCATGACCAGAATCTAAAAGTAGGTCTTGGGATACATCTATCGTAAAGTCAGTAGCTCCTACGTTTTGTATGTCTCCGGTAACCTTGATGTCACCAGCGATAGTAGTCAGGGAAGATGTGCCACTGCCAATGGTTACATCTATCTCATCTTCAGCATTGCCATCTTGTAATACTAAACCATCTTGAAATTCTGCATCATGGGTAGCAAGACCAATAGCAAACTTACCACCTTCAGAACCATCTGCTGCTGTAGCAATAGATGCTGTCATTTTGGCAAAAATCGTTTGTTGCTGTGCAGCATCATCTCCGATGAAAGATATTAAACCAACTATGTCTCCATCTGCACCAGCAGCACCTTTGTCTTTTCTAATTTGGAATTCAGCACCATCAGAATCATTTGTTGTATTTACTAATTTAAGTGCAGGATCATTAGCATTTGCTGATGTGAATGTTATGGTATCTCCTGTAACACTAAGATCACCTGTAACACTAAGGTCACCACCAATCGATACATCATCCGTAACCGTTAAATCGTCTTGAACCTTTAGGTCAACAACACTTAACGAGGCAAAAGCATCAGTGACAGCAGCACCACTTCCTGCACCATCTAAATAAACAGCTTTGGTGTCTCCTGCGGGGATCGTTACATTAGCACCAGAACCTTGGCTTATAATAATATTTTGAGAACCAGAGGTTGCATTCTCAATATAATAAAATTTATTAACAGTGTTTGGTCCAATAGTTATTGTGCAACCTGAGTCAAGTGTGCCTGTGTATTTAACATACATTGCTCTGACAGGGTCTGTAGAGCCATCTGCTATAGTTGAAGTGTGTGTATCGGCATTTGTGGTTATGGCTTCTGTGCCGTATCCTAGAGCCTCTCCGATTAATTCTAAGTTCGTGTTAGTGACAGTTCCCCATGTGCCTGAATTGTCACCAGTGTCCATCTCTGATAATCTGAGATCATTTACATAGGTTATTGCCATATCAGTCGATCCTTACTATTGCATTGCTCGCTGTAGCAGCAGGGAAAACGATCTTAAAAGTTCCTCCTGCAACCGTGAAATCACCACCGAAGTCTATAACTGCAATTGCACCTCTAGCGTTCGATGAAGCATCACCTAGCGTTTTGTTGTAAATTAAAGCACCTCGTGCTGTGAATGTAGCTGATGTCCACTCTGGGTCAGCTGCATCGAAAACACCACTTGTGCTGTTTTCAGTAACAGCTTTGCTCGCAAGAGCAACACCTGCGGTGGTGTATCCGTTTCCGTTCGCAACTTCACCAGATGTTACATATCCGTCTGTTGTTGCACCCAAGCTCGCTGAGCTGGTGTAAAGTGCTATGTAGATGTTATCTGAGTCTAGATGATGGTCGCCTAGTAAAACATCCTTTTTAAACAATGTACACATTGCTTGACTTATTGCCATTATTATATACCTCCGTTGTATTCGGCTGCATAGTCCCTGCTCATTTCTTGAATAAACAGTTGCACAGCCTCGTCAAATTGTGCTTTATATAGTTGTAGCGTTTCTCCAGCTTTAAGGAAAGCAGAAGTTTCGTAGAGCGATGCTGCCAGCAAAACTGCAGGAGCATTAGTGTCGATCCAAGTATTTGCATTGCTAGAAGAAAGTCCTGTTTCCGGAGCAATAAAGTCGACTTGATAAGCAAGAGTCGCATCAGGTGTCGGAGCCATAGTTATAACTGTTCCGGAAGTTGTTGCGTTTTTCGTGCTATACATTATCGGTGTTCCAGTCGTGCTTGACTTTGGCCAATAATCCCTTAAATAAGAATCTATCCTGTGATTCAAATAATTAACATTTCCGCTCGCATCCGTTACAGAGGCTTGCCTTATCATTCTTGCTGAAGGAACAGTATATTCGAAAGTTCCAACAACAAGGTTGCCTGTTGTTACATTTCTAAAACAAGGCAAGTTCGGAAGCCTTTGGAAAACCATCGCCTCAGCTTGAGCGATTATAGTATCAATTGAGTTGCTAAGTTCTGTAGAATCATCTTCTACAAAGTTCTGTATATTTGCAACTAAAGTTGTATAGCTCATTTAATTACCCCAAGTTCCAGCACCCCAAGTGCCAGATCCCCATTCTTGATCGACTACAATAGAGCCACTGTTAACAGTCCCGACTCCACCTGTCCCTGCGACACCTGCTGCTGGGACAGGAACAGAAACACCGACAGTTCCAACAGCACCTGTTCCTGCGACACCTGTCTCATTTATTGAAAGGTTAAGAGCTTCGAGCCCAACAGCACCAGAACCTCCAGCACCAGAAACACCTGAAGCGAAAGCAGCTGGAAGCTCGTCACCAACACCACCTGTACCAGCAGACCCTGTCACTGGTCCATACTCAGCTGCGTAAGAAACAGTTCCAGTTCCACCTGTCCCACCAGCACCTGTCACTTCTGGATAAGACTCAAAGTCCACCCTGTCTATTAGACCAGACTGCCCATGTCCAGGACAACCAACTGGTGGTCTTTCTTGTATTGGTAAAAATGGATCGAAAGAATAGCCGATATATATTACAACATCTTCTTGACTTTGCCCAGTCGATCTAGGTTGAAATAATTGCTGAGCATCTATAACATTTTTGGCAGGAGTAAGCTGTGGGTGTTTTGGCTCCCACTCATCAGGAGCAACACGTAAACCATCCCAAGTTGTCTTGAGCTGAGTGTAGTGAACTCTTTGGCCACCTCGGTCGCTTATCGCATATGATTTTTTGCCTTTTGCATATTTTGCCATGTTATACCAAATTCAATGCGGTTGGTTGTATTCGTAAACTTACACCATCGTTGTCGGAAGATGCTGCGAAGCTGAAAGCTCTTTCGTAAAGCTCATTTAATAATTGAAATTTCTCGGGTGCATATTTAAGAGATAATTTTGCTGCCAGCCCAGCTGAAATACAGTCGCTCCATCGATAAGGAACATCTGTATCTTGGTTCGAGGCTGTTATATCATCAAGTTGGTTTACTGCCCAATAAACCATGCTGTATGTTTTATCAGGAACATTCCAGAAATAAACAACAGGAGTGTATTGCTTGTCAAGCATGTATTGGCTTGGTTTACCTTCAGTTGTTTTATTCGGGATCTGATTGTAATCAGAAATTGTAACTCTGTTTATGGTCTGGTCATTCGTGCCTTCTCTTATAACAGCATCGATTATGTCTATCGTTCCTGCTGGTAAAGTATAAGAAGCTGTCCCATCAGCCAAAGTTAATGTATTTTGCGAAACTGCCCAGTAATTAATGCCTCTATTGGCAAACTCTGAGAACAGCATGTTTAAACTTCGTCGAGCAGAAACAGCCTGATCACCTGTTCGAGTTTGCGGATCTATTCCGCAACGCTCATAGGCTTCGGTGACTACCTCTTCAACGTCTGGTCTAAATGCTACTGTTCCTGAGAGTGCCATTAATACTGTTTAATCCCTCTGATAACAACTTGATATGCGTCACCTGCTGCACCAGCACCAGTTGTTGTGAATTTTATATCACCAGTTCCATTTGCACCATAACTTGAACTTGTTGGTAAACCACCGAACTTAGAAAAGTCTTGGTATCCAGATTGACCCTCGTCAAGATGCATGATTATTATGTCTGTGTCAGCATCTGCAAGAACCTCAACAGTCATTGCTTTAATAACCCACCAACACTCTGCAATCCTAATTCCTGTGCAAGCATTACCATTTGCATCTGCAGTTAGTCCAGAAACATCTATTTTTAAAACTGCACTTTCATCGCCTGTGTCGACATACTGATACTGAAAAGCAAAAATAACTTCACGAGAACTTTCTGAAATTTTTGTTGACGTCGTAAGATCTGCCATTAATTTCTCCTAAATTATAGGTGAGGTTTCCCCCACCTAATTAAAATCCTCTACTACTGATCGGCAAATGCAGGTGCTGTTGCACTTGTAACATTACCAAAAATTTGATAGTTCGTGGAATCTTTGCCAACAATTGTTATGTCAAATCCAGCAGGAACATTTAGCTGAATGCTGCTGTTTGAGTTGCCATCAGAGAATACTGAACTCACTTCATTGTCGCTGTCTAGGAATGTTACTCCACCAACATAAAAATTAGCATTTCCTGGAGTTACGATTATTGCATCGGTTGCATCAGCTGCACCACCTGCATATACAAACCTAAATACAGAACCAGCGATTGGTGCTGGCAATGTGTAAGTATTGTCTTGACCTCCATCCGGAACAAGCAAAATTCTTCCACTGTGAGTGGCGTTTGTAAGAGTTACGTCTGCATCTGCAAGACTTACTGGTGCATCACCGAGCGTTGTTACTTCAGTAATTGTCCCAGATGTAGCATTTTTGCTAACTGTTTTTAATGTACTTTCAGAACGGACTGGTCCTGTGAATGTTGTATTAGCCATGTTGTATCTCCTTGTCGTGGCTAGAGTCAGCTTTCGCTGTCAAGTTGATAATAAGAAGGGGAGGCAAGCTCCCCTTCAATATTTTATTATGCAGCACCTTCTGTGCCGAAAACTCCACGCCAGTCAGTAACACCGAAAGAATAACGCTCACGCACTTTGTAGCGCACGTTACCAGTTTCGAAATCACCTTCCATGCCTTTTTTCATAGGCGAGCGTTGGAACATTTTCATGCCATCAGGAACATCTGTCTGAACAAAGAACGCATCTGAGTCAGTTAGACGACGCATAATATGATATCCTTTCGGCAGATAACCGCCTGATTTGATAGCATTGATGTCGTTGTCCGCTGTACCTGTGCGAAGCTGTGATTCTAACAAACGCTCTGCAACAAA